CCGAAGGCCAATTGGGTGGTCGCAACGAATTGGTCGAGGCCTACGAACTATTCAAGGCGACCTACGTCAACGACCGGGTGCGCAAAGTTGAGCGGATGATAAACTACCTCGGCTCCTTCAATGGCGTTGATGGTATGGAGCTTATCCCCGTTGAGCCTATCACGGAGCGACTAAGCGAACAGGCCCTCTTGCAGATAATGACTCAAGACGAACTTCGGGAAAAGGCAGGTCTGCAACCGCTTGAGAAACCTGCCGACGTGGTGGGACCTAATCCCCAACCCGACGAGCAACCGCAATCCGTGGAAGCCTTGCAGAGCAACGACAACATCAAGAAGTTGTCAGGCCGTGAGTACCAAAACCTGATGCGAATCGTGCGTCAGTATATGCAGGACAAAATCACGCTTGAGATGGCTCGGACGATGCTATCAGCCGGCTTCGGTTTGTCTGCCCAAGAGATTGATACGATGCTCGGAGTGCAGGTCCAAGAGTTCAGCGAGCCGACTTGGGGCGAAGAAGATGACGAGGACTACGGATGGGGCGACGAAGAGTTCAAGGTCTTGGAAGTGGTTGCAAGCAAGTTTGGAAGCCATGCAGACGACTACGTTGTCATGCACTCCAAGCCGATGCGGTTTGACTCCAACATAGACGAAAACATCCGTTTGGCCTTTGCCGAACTTGGCGAAGAAGAAAAGGAACTTGACCTGAAGATTGAGGCTTACCGCAAGAAGAACCGGGACGCAAGCGTTGAAGAAATGGCCAAGGAGTTCGGGGTGAGTAAAGCCAAGGTCGCCAAGCGGGTCGCCTACCTAATCACCAAGGACCGCTATCCTGTTGCACGGGCGGTTGACAACATCGCCAAGGAAAACCTCGCAGAGAGCAAGAAGGCAACCGAGCCGGTCTTGGAAGTCCGCTACAAGTACTCTTGGGCCACAGGTTTCAGCAACAAGGACAAAGGTTCAAGCCGTCAGTTCTGCAAGGTCATGCTTGACTTGGCTGGTCAGGGCAAGGTTTACACCCGTGAGGACATCGATGGGATTTCTGCAATCATGGGTTATTCCGTTTGGAACAGGAGAGGCGGTTGGTATCACACACCGAGCGGAGTGAATCGCCCCCAATGCAGGCACGTATGGGAGCAGCAACTTGTAATCCGTAAAGGCAATAAAATCAGCAAGGCATGAAGGCACTATTCATAAGCGAAGAAACGCTGCTCGACAATAGCATTATCAACGAAAACGTATCCTACACGCAGATACGTCCAACGGTTGTCAAGGTCCAAGAGATGCGGATTCAGCCAATCGTTGGCTCTGCGTTGTACGGGGAATTGGTTACGCAGGTTGTCAGCGGTTCAACGTCTGCACTCAACCAAACGCTGCTGGAGGACTACATTCAGCCGGCTATGATTCAATGGCTTTACTACGAGTTGCCCATGGTGCTTGCATTCAAGTACATGAACAAGGGCATGGTCCGCAGAACAAGCGAAGAGTCCTCCCAAATGAGCATGGAAGAGATTACCCGGCTAACCGACAAAGTGAAGAACGATGCCGAGTGGTATTCTGAACGCATCACCCGCTACCTCATGGAGAACCGCAACGCCTATCCGCTTTGGAACTCGCCTCCGTCTGCTTTGGATACCATTTACCCGAACGCTACGAACTACCGAACCGGGATGGTCCTTGACCGCAACAGGAGGATGGGAATCAGCAACCTTGACTACCCCTACCCTTACGGCCAACTTGGGGCGTGTAATGACTGCTGACGATGGGTGCGCATAAAAAGAACATACTCAAGTTACAAAACTATGTCTTGGATAAAAATCAAGCAAGCCCTGCTGGACCTTGCCAACAACCATCCGCAAGTAAACTCGTTCGGAACAGGGGACCCGTTGGCGATAGGAACGGACAACACCATCAACCTACGAACCCCAAGCCGTGAGCGTATCGTCTATCCTTTGGTCTTTGCGGATGTTCAGTCGGCAACTACTGATGCTGGTACTTTGGACCTTGTGGTCGGTGTCTATTTTAGCGACCGGGTGGAGTCCATCAAGCCGATGGGCGGAGTGGTTTCGGGCAGCCCTACGCTGGGTTGGCAGGATAACGAGGATGAGGTCCTAAGCGACCAACTGCAAATCGCACAGGACTTCATATCAGCCCTCACAAACGACCCAAGCGAAGACTGGACCCTCTCATCCAGCGTATCGCTTACGAGGTTTGTAGAGAGCCGGGACGACCGCACGGCAGGCTGGCAGGCGACGATGACCTTTGAGATTCCTTACTCTCACTCGGTTTGTGAAATTCCCACATAAAAGACATTTACAATTAAACGCTAAAAAATGCCTACACCTATTCTGCAACAAATGCTCGGCCAAGGCGGTACGATGGAGTTCATCAATGGAACCGTTACCGGGAAGAACTACGACTTCTTGGTAGTCAACACCGCTGCGACCTTCACAACTTTAACAGGAACTGGAAGTGAAAACCTGCTAACCGCTTACAACTTTTCGGGGGCTTCCATATCCGCTGGCATCGTTATCAGCGGTCGCAACGGAGGCAAGATTACTGCGGTAACTCCAAGCGTCGGTTCGGTCATCGGTTTTACATTCCTGTAAGCAATGCTGATAGGTTACGGCTACGGCTATCCAACAAACCAACTGCTCGGCGGTGGCAATCCGTTTTGGCTTGCGTACAACCAACGTGCAGACGCTGACGGGGCTTTGCCTGCCGAGGCAGCGGTCAATGGATGCCTCCAAACCCGATTCCTCAACTCCTTCCAATCCTACGCTTTCTTCGTCTTTTATTCCAACTCTTGGCTGCCGTTTATGCAACGGGCGAACACCGACTCGGCTACCGCTGCGGAGGTTCGCTTCATCAACTGCCTCGAAGTCCGAATGTATAATCTTTTAAACGCATAGCAGATGCCTGCAAGCCCATCACTACTTATCGTCCCTGCTCGCTTTAAGACGGGGAAACTCTACACACAAATCGCTACGACTTCGGCTGGGTTGGTCCTTGGTTCATCGGGGGACTTCAATGTTACCCGTGGGACTACTGCGACCCGATTCAATTCGGCTGGCTTGATTGAGTCCGTGGCTTCGGGTGTGCCTCGCTTGGACTACTACACCAGTGGTGGAACGGCTGGCTGCCCTGCGTTGCTTGTGGAGCCGAGTGCGCAGAACTTTGTTTTAAATTCTGACAATTCATCAACCAGTTGGACATTAGGCGCAGGTACTGCTTCAGGTTATGTTGATGTTATTGGTGTTTCGGGCAATACAATTACCGCAACGGCATCGGGAGGCATTGGAAGTAATGTTTTTCTTAGGAGGACTCTAAACACGGCTTTAGCAAGCGGCTCAACTTACACGGTTTCATTTTTGATGCGTCAAACAGGAGCGCACACGATTGGCGGGTATTGGATTGGAATTGCAGGCGTTGGCGATATTGGAGGAGGGTTTGATGTTAGTGGCTCTTTTTCGAGTGGTGCTATTTATAGCGCAGCAGGTGCTACCAATAGGATTCGCAGAGTAGAGCGATGGGGAGCCGATGTTTATCGGTGTTCGGAAACATTTACTCTAACCGCAAGCGGGACTCTCGACCGAATTCTTATGGGACCTCTTGGAGCAGTCAATAACCCTGCTATAACAAGTTCGGGCAATACGATGTCCTTCGCTGCCCCGCAAATTGAACTCGGTTCAGTTCCTACCACATTCATCCCAGCAACTGCCTCACCTGTAACCCGCAACGCAGAAGTGATAAACCTAACAGGGTCAGTCAGCGGATGCATCGGCCAGACCGAGGGGGTGCTTTACATAGAGTGCGAATCCAATAACGGACTGGACGATGTGATTTTTATTAACCAACTTGTTTCGGATTCCATTGTATTAACAAAGAATGCAAACAACGCTTACATTGGTCAAATTTATTATAGTTCTAACCCGCCAATTAGTTTTACATCCGCAAGCGGTGTAACAGGAATGGTTAAAATCGCCATTGCTTACAAGAGCGGGGACTCTACGATGTACCTCAACGGCTCACGAGTTGGAACGCTAAATACTACGGCAATCACATTCGGGGGAGCATTAAGTCGTATTGGTGTAAGTAAAAGTGCGTTTTTTGCTGGCGCAAAGCCAAGCCGAATCCGTGCCATCGCAACTTATACTACAAGACTTACCGACACCGAACTTGCAACGCTGACAACGCTATGACAATCCTACACCAAACAAATGAAGGCGCACTATTGATGGCCGACAATGGCGATACCATGTGGGTCGATTTGCAACAACTCGCTGCCCTAACAACCTAACGATGGCCTGTTTCCGTAAACTCTCGTTCCCGTCTGCAAGCATCGCAGACCAAGTCCTCGTCAAATTGGACCCAATGGATAGCGTTGTAATCCTCGGCCACCTATGCGAACAAGCCGACAAGGAAGGCAACTGCGTCAAGGTACGCAAGGAATTCAGCGTTGACGTGCTATTCCACGCAGACGAGCCAAACGAACTCGCTGCACCCTACGTCATTTGGCCGAAGCCCTGCGGAGTCCACGCTTTTGCAGGTTGGGAGGAACAATACACCGAGGACTACCACCAACACAAATCACTATGAGATTATTCCGCAAACGCAACCCCGAAACACCCGAAACCCCAAAACTCCCTTTTATGAAATCAGCAGTCATCGCTCTCCTTCGCCACCTTTTGACCTTTATCGGTGGAACTCTCGTTGCCAAAGGCATCATCGATGCAGCCACTCTCACCGAAATTATCGGTTCCGTATTGACCTTGCTTTCAGTAGGTTGGATGGCCTTGGATAAAACAAAGGTTAAGGAATGAACCTAATCGAAACCACCATCGTCGGGAGCGTTGCAGCAATCGTCGGTGGAGCGGTCGCTTGGTTCACCAAGGGCCGTGTCGAATCGGACTCCCTGCAAGTCAGGCAGGCCCAAGCGGTCCTCGCTATGTGGCAGGCTACCAGCGAGTCACAAAACAAGGAATTAACACAACTTCGTAATGAGGTCGTAAGTTTGCGTCAGCGGTTAGAGGAAATGGAACACACCATCCATACCCTCCAAGCCGAGAATGCCAAACTTAAAACCCTCGTATGAAAGTAACCAAGCATTCCAAAAACGTCCACGCCATCGAGTGCGGACGGACCCAAGAATTTCTGCTCCTCTCCGACCTGCACTGGGACAACCCCAAGTGCGACAGGGCCTTGTTAACCAACCACCTCGAAGAAGCCAAGCGCAGGGGTGCGAAAGTCCTCGTAAATGGGGACTTTTTTTGTTTAATGCAAGGCAAGGGCGACCCTCGCAGGAGCAAGGATGACATCCGACCCGAACACAACAACGGGCGATACCTTGACTCCATCGTTGACACGGCCGTCGAATGGTTCCGACCTTATGCGGACCTCCTGCTGGTCCTTGGCTACGGGAACCACGAAACGAGCATCATCCAACACCAAGAAACGGACATCCTCCTTCGCTTTGCCACAATCCTCAACCACACCTGCAAGACCGACGTTCAGGTAGGAGGCTATGGCGGTGTTATTGATTTCAAGATGCAGTACGACGACATCCGTTCGTGCAATTTTATTACTCATTACTATCACG